TGAAAAAAGAGATTTAGATTACATAAAAGAATTGACTAAAGAATATGAAACATATGGCCCTTATATTGAGGCCGACAAATCGATTTTTAAACATAGAACATATGATAAAGATGGTAAACTTATGACGAGTGATGAAACTATTTATGACAATATAGAGGAATATTTTACACCACCTCAAGTTTTAGATAGTTATGTTCATATCGTATTAGAAACCGTCCATTGGGCCCCCACTTTAACTGAAAAAATATTTAAACCAATTGTTGCCGGATTGCCATTTGTGTGGCATGGCCACCAAGATATTTTACCATACTTAGAATCTCTTGGTTTTAAAAGATATAGTCATATCGATTATTCTTTTGATAGTGATCCTGACCCAACAAGAAGGTTAGAGTTGCTTGTAAAGGAAGTTCAACGGTTGAATAAAATGGATCTAAAAATGTTAGCATACACAAACAGAAAAATATCTAAACATAATCAACAAGTGTTTAAGTCAATCTGTAAGGATTATGGTGAATTGTGGGAAAAATTAAAATGAACGACTTTGATTCATTGTTTCAATTTGAATCGGCGGTTGCTGAATTCTGGGGTGCTAAGTATGCTGTCGCAGTTGACTGTTGCACACACGCTCTTGAGTTGAGTTTGAAATTACACCCATGGCAGATTGTACACTGTCCAACTAATACATATGTTTCTGTTCCTATGATGCTTGAGAAAATCAACCGCCATCGTCAGTACATTGAAAGAAAATGGACTGAATACTATCATTTAACGGATACTGTCATAGATGCTGCTGCTCATTGGAAGCAAGATGGTTATGTTCCCAATAAACTGATGTGCATATCTTTTGGTCATAAGAAACATATCAACATTGGTAAAGGTGGAATGATACTTCTTGATGACTATGATCTCTATAAACGTTTACAAAAGATGCGATATGATGGAAGATCTATTCACTCAGGTGTGATGTATGTCGATGACAATATTGATGAACTTGGATATCACTACTACATGACTCCTGAGACTGCTGCAGTTGGTCTCAACATTTTTAATGAAAAGAAAGATCAACCTGCAAAGACTGTGTCACAGGCTGACTATCCTGATATAAGAAAGTTTACATATTTTGAAAATAGGGTAAAGTAAAAGCTGGTATTCCTTAGAGGAATAGGTAATCTTTCCTAAATAAATGTGCACCAAAATAGTAAACATTAAGAGAAAATTATGACACACACACTAAAAGCAATTTGGCAGGCAATCGTAAATGTATTTTACACACCTGTTAAGTACTCACAATACCGCGAAACATACAACGCTTTAGATAAGCTAAGCGACCGCGATTTGTGGGACATGGGAATTACTCGTGGTGATATCGACGATATCGCTGCTCGTCGTTTCCGTAAATCATAAATAACCAAACACAACACACACAGGAGACTACAATGTCAAACAAAGACCCCTTCGAAATTCGTGCCGACATCATGGCGCTGGCAAAAGACTATATGGATAAGCAGGCTGCTTTGAATATGCAGTACTGGGAAAAGATGATGGAAATTGGCAAAGCTACCATTGACGAAGCAAAAGCTGCTAACGTCTATGCTCCTTACAGTATGGAAGAACTGACCAAAAAGGCTCAGGAAATGTATTCTTTTGTTTCTACGAGACAATAAGCATATGTTAGATCCAGATCACTCATATCTTAAATCTCTTCCTGAGAAAAAAGTCACAGGTAAGTAATGTTGTCATAATGGCAAAATAAATAAAGGGCGCTAAGGCGCCCTTTTTCTGTTGATAAACACGATTAGTTGTTGTATAATTATAACAGTATATTATGGAGATTCGATTTGGACTTTTACACTTCCGTAAACCGTTACGGTAACGATATTCTACTTCGCGGATTCAAGCAAGGTAAACGCATTGCTCAGAAGATCCGCTTCATGCCTACTTTGTACACTCCAACGGACAAAGACACTGGTTGGAAGACCCTAACTGGCCAGAACGTTATGCCTCGTGGGTTCGACACGATGCGAGACGCTGCAGACTTTATGAAGCAGTACGATGGTGTCGATAACGTAACTGTGTTTGGTACAACCAACTATATCACGCAATTCATCACTGAAAACTGGCCAAAAGAGATTAAGTTTGAGCGAGACAAAATCAACGTTACCACTCTCGATATCGAGGTGGCATCTGATCAAGGGTTCCCTGGACCTGACGAAGCTGCCCATACTGTCATCTCCATCGCAAGTAAGAACAATATCGATGGCATCTACTATGTTTGGGGATTGGAAGACTACGACCCCTCAAAGTGCCCAGTCGTTGACCAATCAAAAATCAAATACCGTAAATGCACAGACGAAGTAGATCTACTTCTAGACTTTGTTCAATTCTGGCACAACCCTGAAACTTGCCCTGACGTTGTCACAGGTTGGTACACTCGTAACTTTGATATTCCATACTTGGTCAACCGAATCAAGAATGTAATCGGTGGTGACGTCTACAAGAAAATGAGCCCTTGGTCGGTGGTCAATGCTAAGACCATTCCAATGGTCGGTGGGCGACAGGTCAATGTTTATGAACTTGACGGTATTCAACAGCTTGACTACATGGATCTGTTCAAGAAGTTTGGATATACGTATGGTCAACAAGAGTCATATAAACTAGACCACATCGCTCACGTTGTGTTGGGTGATGAGAAACTGTCATACGAAGAATACGGCAACCTACACACTCTGTACAAAGAAGATTTCCAAAAGTTTATTGACTATAACATCAAAGACGTTGAACTAGTGGATCGTCTTGAAGAGAAGATGGGTTTGATCACTCTTGCTATTGTTATGGCATACCGTGGTGGGGTTAACTACTCTGACACATTCGGTACTACTAACATTTGGGACTCGATTATCTATCGGATCTTGCACAGTCAAAATACGGTTGTTCCACCTAAGATCATGCGTCAAAAGCAACAATACCCAGGTGGGTTGGTCAAAGCTCCAATCCCTGGGAGTTATAAGTGGGTCACATCATTTGACCTTAACTCTCTATACCCATTGACAATTGTTCAGTACAATATGTCAATTGAGACTCTTGTTCATGGTAAGGTCCCCAACATTGATCCTGATCAGTTCTTAGATGGCAAGGTATCTGTTATAGATCAAGCTGGTGGTGACTACGCCCTAAGTGCCACTGGTACTCGTTTCCGCAAGGATAAACAAGGCGTGATTCCAATGATCATTAATCAGTATTACGCAGAGCGTGTACAGATCAAGAATCAGATGTTGGCATCTAAACAGAAGTATGAACAGAACAAGACTAAAGTTCTAGAAAATGAGATCAACACTCTTGAGAACCAACAGATGGCCATCAAGATCCTTATGAACAGTTTGTATGGCGCTCTAGGTAACAACTTCTTCCGTTACTTTGACATTCGTATTGCAGAAGCTATTACCATTAGTGGTCAACTCGCTATTCGGTGGGCAGAACGTTCAATCAACAAGACCATGAACGAACTGTTGAAGACCGCTGATGTTGACTATGTGATTGCAATTGACACTGACTCACTGTACATCAACATGGAAGCTCTCGTTAATAAGTTCAATCCTAACGATCCTGTCAAGTTCTTGGATAAGGTTTGTGAAGAACACTTTGAGAAGATCCTTGAGAAGGCTTATGCAGAGCTTGCAACTACTGTTAATGCATATGACAATCGTATGGTTATGAAGCGAGAAGTTATCGCGGATCGTGGGATTTGGGTTGCTAAGAAACACTATATCCTCAATGTGCATAACAGTGAAGGTGTGCAGTACGCTAAACCAAAGATGAAGATGATGGGGATTGAAGCCGTTAAGTCTTCTACGCCTCAAGTCTGTCGTGATAAGTTCAAGCAAGCGTTTGATATCATTATGACATCTGATGAAAAGACTACTCAGAAGTTCATTGCAGACTTCCGTAAAGAGTTTAGTAAACTGACACCTGAACAGATCTCGTTCCCGCGCGGAGTAACAGATATTGATAAACACTATGATCGTAAGATGATCTATGGTAAAGCATGTCCTATTCACGTGCGTGGGTCTTTGTTGTACAACCATTACATCAAAGAGAAAGGATTGGAACAACGTTACGAGAAGATCCAAAACGGCGAGAAGATCAAGTTTGTCTACTTGAAGACACCAAACCCAATCAAAGAAAACATCATTGCTTTTCCACAAACTCTTCCGAAAGAGCTTGACCTTCATAGGTTTATTGACTATAATAAGATGTTCAGTAGTGCTTTTATTGAACCACTCTCATCTATCCTTGACGCAGTTGGGTGGGAAGTTGAACCTACGGCGTCATTAGAGGAATTCTTTGGGTGACATATTCGTTAACAGTATTCAAATCGCCTAGGTGGTGGGAAGAACAACAACGATTCGTATATGATAACAAGACTCATCGTCGTATTGACTTTGAGTCTTGGGAACGCTTTAGCAAATTCTTGTATAAACTATCTGAACGACCTTTGGAGGGTAAACAGAATGCGGAACTTATTTCTCCAGCTGTGTATGAAGCTGGGACTACACGATCCAACAAAAATGTACTTGCTTGGGCAGGCTGGTGTGCTGTTGATATTGATGATTGGGTGTTTGAAGGAGATCTAAAAGATGAACTTCGTGCTAGGATTGGCCGTTGGACTTATGTTGTGTATAGCACTGCTAGTTCGACATCAGATAAACCAAAGTTCAGAATCGTATTTCAAGTTGATCGCGACATACAAATGGCAGAAATCAAACATTTCTGGTTCGCCCTCCAATCGCACCTTGACGATAGAGGAGATAAACAATGTAAAGACTTCAGCAGAATGTATTATATCCCTGCAAAATACGCTTCTGCTAACAATTTTATTTTCAGCAATGATGGTGATCCTCTCGCTGTCGATTTCCTTCTGGCAGCATATCCCTACAACGAAAAACAATCTTCAGCCAGCTTCCTTGACAGACTCCCAGACACTTGGCGAGATCAAATCATTGAACACAGAAAGTCAGCCCTAGATAATACCTCGTATTATTGGACGAGTTATCAAGACTGCCCATTCCTTAACAAGAGGTTGATCTCTGATTGGAATGGAATTGCTGGGATTGATGGCAGTGGTCGATATAGAATGATCTACAAGATTATGATTTCGATTGCTGGTAATGCGGTTAGAAAGGGTTATCCTCTAACCTCTAACCAGCTTGTAGAATTGATTAAACAGCTTGACGCAGACACTTCACGTAAGTATCAGAACCGAGCATTAGATATTGAAGCAAACAACGCATTAGAGTATGCATACAAACATTCAGGATGATTAAATGAAAGCTGGAAAAGTGTGGGGAACCACAGAGTTGATTGAAGCAAATGGTGTACTAGAGTTTCACCGTATTGATATGATCAAAGGCGGCACGTGTTCAAAACATTTGCATGAATATAAATGGAACGGATTCTATGTTGAGTCTGGAAAAATGCTTGTCAGGGTGTGGCAAAAGGACTATAATTTAGTAGATGAAACAATTCTTGAAGCTGGTCAGTACACTAAGGTTAAACCTAGCGTTTACCATCAGTTTGAGTGTCTCGAATCTGGTGTTGCGTTTGAGCTATACTGGGCTGAATTTAATCATAACGATATCAAGAGAGAAAGCGTAGGTCATAAATGAGTATTATGGACAAACTAAAGAAGAATTCTAAGATCAAACAGACTGAGGTTTTGTCTGATTCTAAGTTTTTCAACGATAAAGAGATGACCCCCACAGACGTTCCTATGGTCAACGTAGCACTATCAGGATCTATTGACGGTGGATTGTCATCAGGGTTGATTGTACTTGCGGGCCCTTCTAAACACTTCAAGACGTCATTTGCATTGTTAATGGCTGGTGCATACCTTAAAGCACATCCCAAGGCTGTGATGTTGTTCTACGATTCGGAGTTTGGTTCTCCTCAGTCTTACTTTGAGCAGTTTGGTATTGACACATCACGTGTGCTTCATACACCTATTACTAACGTAGAAGAACTGAAGTTTGATATGATTGGTCAGCTTGAAGAACTGACTCGTGAAGATGAAGTGATCATTGTGATTGACTCTATTGGTAACATGGCGTCAAAGAAAGAAATGGAAGACACTCTGAATGAGAAGTCTGTTGCAGATATGTCTCGTGCAAAGGCTCTTAAGGGTCTGTTTCGTATGTGCACTCCCTACCTTGCGATGAAGAATATTCCTTTGATTGCTGTTAACCACACATACAAAGAGATTGGATTGTTTCCTAAAGACATCGTTGGTGGTGGTACGGGGATCTACTACTCTGCAGACAACATTTGGATCTTGGGGCGTCAACAAGATAAAGTTGGAACAGAAATCAAAGGCTATCATTTTATTATCAATGTGGAAAAATCTCGTTATGTTAAAGAGAAGTCAAAGATTCCTATCTCGGTTAGCTGGGAGGGTGGCGTTCAACGCTGGTCTGGTTTGCTTGAGGTTGCTCTTGCTGGCAAGTATGTGGCTAAACCGTCAAATGGTTGGTATCAATACGTTGACCAAACTGATGGTGAACTTGTTGGACAAAAGTATCGCGAAAAGGACACGCTGACCGAAGAATTTTGGTCACCTATCTTGGTCGAGACAGACTTCAAAGAGTTTGTTAAAAAGCAATATACCATTGGTCATACATCATTGGTTGACATGGATTCAATTGTAGAGGAAGCCGATGACTAAAACACCGATAACCGAAGAGTGGAAACAAAATATTGACTATGAGTTAATTCCAGCAGATGACAACGATTGGAAGGTTAGAATTCTCAAAGGCGACTTTATTGAATGCGTTTTTCACTATGGTAATGTAAAATTCGATGATGACGATATGATGATGCAGTTTGATTTTACGCTTGACTATACCCCTGATCTTAGTGTAAACTCTGATAATGTTGAGCTACAAAAGGTAGCTAGCAACATTCTTCACAGTCTTTTAATTGGAATGATAAATGACAATAAACCTTGAGCAGACCATCCTTCGTAATATTCTGACTAACGATCAGTATATGAGGAAGGTTCTGCCATTTGTACGACCAGATTACTTTGAGGGAATTTATAGAGAACTGTTTAAAGAGATCGGGCGGTTTGTTGGCAAGTACAACAAGCTGCCTACTCTTGAGTCGTTCAAGATTGAGATTGACGGTAACGAAAGGATCAACAATGGCGATTATACATATGCATTAGAGATCCTTCCAAGTATCTTTTCAACTGAACAGATCAATCAACAATGGCTATTGGACACTACAGAGAAGTGGTGCCAAGATAGAGCGGTGCATAATGCGATTATGGAATCAATTCAAATCATTGATGGTAAGCACAAAGAGCTTACTAAAAATGCGCTCCCCGATATTCTCCAAAAGGCGCTTGCGGTCTCTTTCGACACGAACATTGGGCACGACTATATCGAAAACGCTGATCAGCGATATGACTTCTACCACGAGCAGGAATCTCGCATTCCGTTTGATCTTGATTACTTTAACAAGATTACAAAGGGAGGCTTACCTAACAAGACTCTTAATATTGCTCTCGCTGGTACTGGGGTCGGTAAATCTCTGTTTATGTGTCATGTTGCTGCTAACGCCCTAACTCAAGGTCGCAATGCACTCTACATCACAATGGAGATGGCAGAAGAACGCATTGCTGAACGTATCGACGCTAATCTGTTGAATATTCCTCTTGATCAGCTTGAGTATATGTCTAAACCGATTATGATGACTAAGGTCAATGAGATTGCCAGCAAGACCAATGGTAAGTTGATCATTAAAGAGTATCCTACTGGTCAAGCGAACGTATCACACTTTCGTGCATTGTTAAACGAATTGAAGTTAAAGAAAAACTTCATTCCCGAAATCATCTTCATTGACTATCTGAATATTTGTGCAAGCTCACGAATGAAAGGTATGGGTGGTGCGATTAACTCTTATACGTATATTAAAGCAATTGCAGAGGAGATGCGAGGTCTTGCTGTTGAATTCAACGTTCCGATTATGTCTGCAACGCAAACGACACGTGCTGGTTTTGGTAGCTCGGATCCTGGGTTGGAAGATACGTCCGAGTCTTTTGGACTACCCGCTACGGCAGACTTAATGTTTGCTTTGATTTCTAATGATGAACTCGCTCAACAGGGTCATATCCTTGTGAAGCAACTAAAGAATCGTTACAATGATCCAAACAAGTATAAACGATTCGTTATTAAGGTTGACCGCTCGCGCATGAAGCTGGAAGATGCTCCTGATGCAGAAGAAAACCTAGTGCAAGATGGGCCTATAATGGACAAGGGTCATACTGCTCAAGTAACCGACAAGTTTAAAGATATCATATTTTAAGGAGAACTATATCATGGCTAAGAAATCATCTGACAAGAAATACACCTCAAAGGGTGAACGGATCTCATCAATCAGCACCAAGAACACTGATGCTGGCCAGCGTTTGCTGAACCAAGTCAGAGCTCTTAACAAGGGTAAAAATATTGTGTTCACTCTTCCAGAGAACACCAAAATCCTGAACAAAAAAGGTGAACCAATTATCAAGATGGTTAAGACCAAGGTGAATGGTAAAGAACATTTGAAGCGTCTGCAAAACTTGAAGCCTGCAAAGGCTGACGCAGAATGAAAGCTAGACTGTTTAGCTACACTCAACCCACTGAGGAGTTAAAAGGTGAGTTTAAATCGGCACTTGAGCTTATTGCCTACTGTACCAAAGTATCTAACCCAGCTGGGCAATACAAACTTGACAACTCAGAGCGACTCATTCGGCGACTTATTGAGTGGAAGCATTGGTCACCCCTTGAAATGGCAGACGCCACAATTGAAATCGAAACCACAAGAGACATCGCGCGTCAGCTCATCAGACACAGATCATTTGTCTTCCAAGAGTTCAGCCAGCGATATGGGGATCCTAACGATCTTGATGATACCTTTGTTCTGAGGGAAGCTCGTCTACAAGATCCATCTAATCGTCAAAATTCTATTGAGACAGATGACGAAGAGTTGAAAAAGACTTGGAATGCAAAGCAACAGCAGATCATTCACGAAGCTAAGATGGCTTACAATTGGGCAATCGCGAACGGAATTGCTAAGGAACAAGCGAGAGTCGTTCTCCCCGAAGGTAATACGATTTCCAAGTTGTATATGAAGGGATCTCTTCGTTCGTGGATTCATTATATTGAGCTGCGCTCTGGTAACGGTACGCAAAAGGAACACATGGAAGTAGCTAGAGCAATTGCAGAGGCAATCACAGTGATCTTTCCAATGGCTGGAGAATACGTTCATGGGTAAGAAACTTTCAACACATTATCCAACTGTAGACAAGGGGTGGTGTGAAATACATCTTGACTCTAAGGACGAATCGTTGTATATTAAGTACTTCAATGAGGGTGGCGTTGTCTTCTTCAGAGAAGAATTCCCCAATAAGTCTATGCATTACGTAGAAGATGCAGCAGAGAATTGGGCGAAAGGTATTAAGAAATTGGAAATAGGTTAATGAGCAAACGCGATCCTGACAAGTTTGAGAAGAAACCACGTGACTTCTATGCTACCATAGATCCGTCTGCGGTTAATGTTTTGATACCACACGTAGAATCTTACTTTGGATCGTTCATCGAACCTTGCGCAGGCGCGGGAGATTTAGCTAAAGCCCTTATGATGAGAAAAATGGAATGCAAGGGTATGTACGATATTGAACCTCAAGCAGATGGTGTGGTTCAACGTAACTGTCTAAGCTTAAAAGAAGAAGAGGTTGGATCGGATCGTGACTACCAATTCATCACGAATCCACCTTTCACTTGGAAGGTCCTACAACCCATTATGGACCACCTAACGCAGCTTCTACCTACTTGGTTACTACTGCCAGCGGATTACATGCACAACGTGCGTATGGGTCCTTATATGAAGCGGTGTGATAAGGTAGTGAGTGTTGGTCGATTGTATTGGGAAGAAAACAAGGTCAAAGGAGTAGACAACTATTGTTGGTATCACTTTGACAAAGATCACAAAGGAAAGACTGAGTTTGTTGGACGATAATTATGCAAGGAAAAGTAAGAATGGATAATTTTAAAACTTCACCTTTGGATATGGTGAAAGATTTTGCTATTGTAATGGGTCAACCTATTAACCTACCCCAATCCGAATGGCTTGATGATGAGGGTACAGTTGAACCTTTTAGATTCAGTCTTATTGAAGATGAGTTTGATGAGTTCTTTCATGAAAGACACGAAGCGAAAGACGCAGCTGCAGCCTTGAAGGAACTTGCAGATTTGGTCTATGTCTGTTATGGTTACGCTTCTACCTTTGGGTGGAACCTTGATGAGGCTTTGGCTAGAGTACACCAAAACAACCTTGGTCGTTGCATTCAACCCGATGGTTCAATTCATCGGCGCGCGGATGGCAAGATACTCAAGAACCCCGATTATCCTAAAGTAGAGCTTCACGACCTACTATGACAGTGCAAGATTTTGATGAAGATAATGCCATGACTAAACAAGTGGGTGGTACTCACTACAAAGACATGGCTATTCAACCCGTAACTTTTATCATTGCTAATGGGCTCGACTTCTGCCAAGGCAACATCATCAAGTATACGTGTAGATACAAACAGAAAAACGGCGTAGAAGAT